GTTGTAATATTGTTATATCACGGTTGGTTACAGAACCTGTGATAGTTTGGTCTGAGAATGTGATATTACCGGTAAGTGAACCGATTGGTCCGTATTCGACCCAAATGTTTGTAGAGTTTGAAGTTGTATAGAGATATTCTATACCGTTTGAAGAATCTATCCAAAAATCACCCACGTTCGCCGTGGCAGGAATAGTATCTTGGGTGTATGTGTGTGACTTGACATTGGCAACCGCAAACGAGGCGTTAGCGTAAGGTGTATCTGGACCAATCCAGTTACCAGCTGTATCTATTACGTGTTGATTACCACCAACCGTTAAGCCATGCTTAACGATGAAATTTTGATTATTAGCCAAGGTGCACTATTCCCAAGGTTATTGTTATTATTATGCTATATTTATACGGCGATTAACGTGCGATTGAATTTTAATGTAGTAGAAGAGTTAACCGGAGTGAATATTAATTCAACATTACCACCAACAATATCAACATCAAAAGAACCTAGTGAAGTTCCGTTTGAATAGATAACACCATATTCCACAATTCTTGGTGTAGTGCCGTCATGGATAATAGTGATTTCTTCCGAATGATATACTGTTGCAGAAGTAATCTGCATGGTATACTTGGCCGTTCTATATGATGCTTTGGCAAAAGAATCTACAGTTACAGTAGAAATTGAAGTAGTTGTGTAAGTACCTGTGGTGATACTTGATTGATTATCTAATTTTAAAGTGTTAGTATTGACAAGACCACCAACATATAAATTAGCGGTTGCTTTATCAAAAGTTAAATTAGCACTTGTACCATATACACCGGAGTCATTAAAAATAACATCTTTATTAATACCCGCAACAGAAAGAACATAAGATGCTAGTGTATCAGCTGGTGTTCTATAGAATAGTTTACCGTCCGCATAGTTAATAGCAAACTCACCATAAGCCAAATCGGTGGCCGATGGTGTGTTTCCTGATATACCGGAATTCTTTAGAGCAATTGTTGTTTCGTATGCCATATGTCTTTATTAAAAAGTTCCAGCGGTTGCTGTTTTAATTTTACTTGTTTTCTTAGTAGCAATCACCGCCACATCAGGCACTTCAGTAGTTTCTAATTCCTCAATCTTAGTTTTCAATTGAGCATTTTCTTTTTTCAATTCTTCAAACTGAACTGATTGATTTCTGAGTCTAGTCAACTCTTGTTGCATATCATTAAGTTGTGATTGCAGTTGATTTTTTGATTGAGAAGTTTCATTTAAAGAAACCTGTAATCTAGTTTTATCATCAGTCACATTTTTATATGATGCGGTTAAATTAGTTAACTCAGTTACCTTTGATTGTAACTCACGGTTTTTAACCGTTAGTTCATCGGCAACCTTCTTAGCATCATCTAACTGAGCGCTTTTGAGTTCAGACATTTTTAATTGTGTCTGAAAAACAAAATTTTGCTTAATAATTGAGGTGACATTTTCCAATATCACCTCGGTATAGTTATTTAAAAACGTCAAATCATTAGACATCTCATACTCCTTCAATAATTAATTAATAATATTATATATGTTACTTAGAATGTACCACCGTTGATACCACCAAATACTGGTGTACCTGAACTATCTAATTGTAATACTTGACCAGATGTACCAGTTAAAGCAGATAAAGCACCAGTAGTTGATGAACTATCAGAAACAACAACACCCTTAATTGAGAATGATGAAGTGCCTGTACCACCATAAACTACACCTAGTGTACCTGATGAAATTGTTCCAGCATCTAAACCGCCATATGACACTTCACTAGTAGAAACATCATAGTACATTACATTAGCAGTAGTGGTATTACGAACTGGATTTACAAAGAAACCAGCAGCGGCAGAATCTAGTGTATCACCAGAGGCATTCAAAATAATAGAATTGACATATGTGCTATTGTAACCAGCTAGATAACCGATTGCGATAGAATGGTGACCTTGTGAATCTGAGGCACCATAACCAGCTCTCATACCAATAGCAACTGCACCGGCGCCTTGATTATTTTTACCAGCGGCAACACCAACTGCAACTGCATCACTTTGTTGAGTGTTTTGAGCGGCGGCATGACCGATAGCAACTGATGAGTTTGATTGTGTATTAGCAGCGGCATTGTGACCAATAGCAACAGCAAAGTAACTTTGTGAGTCTCTACCAGCTTCATCACCAATAGCAACTGCTTTGTAACCTTGTGATAATTGACCGGCGTTTATACCAATTGCAACTGCATTTTGTTGTTGGTATTCGTTACCAGCATTAGAACCAATTGCGACAGCGCCTGAAGTTTGATTTGTATGACCGGCGTTTATACCAATTGCAACTGATTCGTTTTGTTGATATTGATAACCAGCATTGACACCAATAGCAATTGCACTATCAGCTTGACTGGTCCATGCGGCGTTAGTACCAATAGCGATTGCGTCTGAACCTTGACCACCGTCACCGTTAGCGTTATTACCAATGATTAAACCATTAGATGCGGTATCTGCTATTCTTGCATTATTTTGTAGTGTGAAACCTTGACTTAATTGGCCTTCTAAAATCTTAACATTGTTTGACCATAATTGGACAATACCATCAGATGGTGAGAACATACCAGTGTCATAACCACCGTCACCTTGGAATGAATAACCTGTGGCAGCGTAATTTGGATTACCTTCTTGTGCTAAGAACCCACCAGAAGTTACTACTGAAGCAATTAAGTTAGCATGTAAGGTAGATACTCTAAATGAAGCATCTGTTGGGTCAATTACAAATGTACCATCTGGATTTGTTGTATAATTATCAAACAAGTAGTAATCTTTACCAGAGTCACCAGCATGACGGAACAAACCAGTGTAAACTACATTATCTCCGTTATATGATTCACCAACAAAACCAATGTCAACTACATCTGATGTTGTGTTATTATTTGCTAAGAAAATTAAAGAATTCTGAGTAATGATTGTTGCTACATCGGTATATGAAATATTACCAGTAACATTTAAATCACCGGTAATGTTTAGAACACCATCGATTGTTTGATATGCGCCAGCTGTATTTGAACGAACAACAGTATCATCAACATCAAGTGTTAATTCTGGACCAGCGCCCGCTGTTGAAGTGAGACCTTCACCGCCATAAATTGTTAGAGTATCTCCGCCATTGACAGTTACAGAACCTGAATCACCTTCTACAGTAAATGATGTTGAGATTGTACTATTGCCAGCAAATGTTACACGACCTTTAGAGTCAACAGTAATGGTTGGAACTTGAGAAGCGCCACCGTATGTACCAGCGGTTACTGTGGTGTCAGCAAGGCCAAATGTTAAGTTACCTGTAGAATCACTAACGGTTGTTTCACCTGAGTTTGCTGATAATGATAATACACCAGTGTTATTAATAGTGATTGTTTCTGTATTACCAGAAATAGATGTCGATACATCAATACCTGCGCCAGAATTTACTGAAGCGGAAGAAAGAACTCGTGAACCACCATCATATACTTGGTCAGCATACAAAGAACCTTGAATACCAGCACCACCAGTAACAACTAAAGCGCCAGTTAAGTTACTTGAAGAAACTGTTGTTGTCTCAACAACAAGACCTTGACCATTTCTCAAGCTCATAATTGGGTGTTTAGCACCAGTGAAACCACCAGTTTGGAACACAATATCATTGTGTACACCAGTTGAATCTGTAGCAATTACTAAGTTACCTGATGTGCCAGAACCGTTGGTTGCTGACATGAAAAGGTAACCTTCACCAGGTCCAGTAACAGAAAAATTATCACTAGCATAATTAGAACTAGTGATACCCATGTCAACCCAACCAGATACATCTGAACCATCGTCAGAGTAAGCTACAAAATCAGCAGAAGCTTCTGTACCTGCGTTTACATTTCTAATGTAATTTTGAATATAATTGTTTGCGTTACCACCAGCGCCAATCAGTGGGTTTGTAGCACCAGACAAAGGAGAAGCATCAGCTAATCCAGCAAAGATTGTAGAGTTGGCACTGATTGTATTGGCCATCAGATTATTGAAATCTGAACTACCTTGAGAATCTCTGGTAACTAATGTATTTGGAGTAGCATATGAAGTATTAGCATCTAATAAACCGGTATAAAACTGACCACCGATAGCAATTGGATTAGTTGTTGGGTCACCAATGAATAATTTATTAGAAACAAAAGAATATGCCGGTTCTGATTCTTGTAAAGTAGGAGGTGTTGCTGTTGCTTCAGAATATTTTAACTGAATCAATGTTGATAGTACAGACATTTTTTTGTATCCTTATTATTATTATTTAAAATTCGCCGCCAAATACGTGGTCAACAAATGCTGCGGCCGTAACTTCTTGTATTTCAAAAGTGTTTGTGTTTGCATTATAAACAATAGCATCACCTGAATTAGCTGATGGATTAGGTATCAAATCTATAGCTTTACCAATTTCTAAAGGTTGACCATAACTAATGGTTCTAACCCTATTCTCCATCTGGTTACTTTGTTTAACGTTAATAGGGCCAAGGCTCTGGTTGTTTACTACAACCTTTATTTTTCCTATGGTTTGTGACATTTTAGACCCTTGTTACGCTAGGTGTTACGTTAATTATTCCTTCTAAAATTCTTATAGTAGTATTAGCAGTATTGTTGACATCGTAAATTAAAACATCATACACATATCTGCCTGGTCTAATATTGGCGGTTGCATTTGCATTTAAATTCAATGCAATTTCGCCATGTATACCATTTACTACCGTATCAAATACTGCTGTAGCATTAGAAGAATAATAAGATTTTCTAATTTGGCTAGAAGCAGAAAAATTTAATAAATTATAAGACTGGCCATACACATCATCCAACGTAATCGTTGTATTGAATGTGGTGCCTTGTTCTAAAAATAATTCTTGGTATCCAGCTGACATATCTTTATTTATTTCTTTTTAAGTTGGTCAATTTCATTTGACAATTCTTTAATTGCTTCAATTAAGAAAGCAGATAAAGCTTGATAATCTACAGTTTTGATACCATCTTCACGTACATGTACAACATCTGGTAATACTTGTTCAATTTCTTGAGCGATTACACCATATGATTTATTGCCTGTTGTCTTCCAGTTGAATGAAACACCGTTCAACTGATTGATAGTATCAACAGCATTAGGCACAGTCTGAACGTTATCCTTCAAACTTTGGTCTGAAAGAGAAGTAAAGATAGTAGCTGATAATGTACCAGTTGAAGGATTATAAACTAAATCAGTTGAAGAAGTATAAACGGTACTTACTGTTCCGTTAGTAGCATCAGCAAATAATGGATATCTTGTTGAGTTGGTTGTTGTATCATCTGTAATTGAAACAGTAGAACCGCCACTAAATGCCACGTTAGCAGCTGATGTAGCACGTCCAAAAGAGTCAATTGTAATAACAGGAATTTGTGTTGTACCACCATATATGCCAGGAGATACAGCAGTAGTTGCCAAGTTGATTGTTGGAACAGTACCAGTTGTTACAACAATAGCGCCAGAATTACCGGTAATACTTGAAACTTTGAGCGCTGAAACATTATTAGCATACACACCAATAGTGTTAGCATAACTCATTGAGAAATTATTTGCACTGACACCAATAGAATTCGAATATGTATTAGCTCTAGTGCCTACAGAGTCAGCATATGTATTAGCGTAACCACCAATTGTGTTAGCCCATGTTTGTGATACGGCTAAATTGGCAGAAATTTGTGTATTGGTGTATAGAATATTATTACTATTTGCCGTAGTGCTAAAGTTATTAGCATACCCACCAATTGTGTTAGCCCATGTTTGCGATACGGCTAAATTAGCACTAATTTGTGTATTGGTGTATAAGATGTTATTAGTATTGGATGTTGTACTAAAGTTATTAGCATAAACGCCAATATTATTAGCATATGCCATTGAATAATTATTGGCACTTGTACCAATACTATTAGTGTATGTTGTGCTATACGTATTAGCTCTAGTTCCAACTAAATCAGCGTAAGAGTTAGCACCAGCATCAATAACAATAACATTACCTGACACAGTAGTGCGACCCCATTGGTCGACAGTGATAACAGGAATATATGTACCGTTTGAAGCACCAACAGAAGAACCTGTATTTGATAATGTTAAGATATTTCCAGTACCATTACCAATTACAATTTGACCAGCATTGATAGATTGAACACCAGTGCCGCCGTCACCAACTGTAATAGCTTGTGATAAACCAGAAACAGAACCACCTGTAAAGTTTGCATCTAATGTAGCACGATAGTTTGTACCATATTGACCAACGTTATTTGCAGTAGGGTCAACAGTGATACCTTGTGACAAGTAATATTTGTCAGCAGCCTTACGGAACAAACCAGTAAATCGAGTGAAACCGCCTGTTTGATAAGCACCATAGAAACCAATATCTAATGAGTCACCAGCAGTATTATACTTAGCTAACTCAATTAATGAATCTGTAGTTTGAATAGTTGTTGTATTAACAGTTGTTGTTGCACCGTTAATAATCAAATTACCTGTTACAGTTACATCGGATAAAATTGTTTGTACAGTACCAGCCGCCACACCTTTAATGAAAGTTGAATCTGTATAATTTTTTAAATTTGTATTAGCAGTATCAACATAGTTTTTCATGTTGGTATTTGCTGTGTTGGTATAGTTTGTGCTATATGTGTTAGCGTAACCACCAACTGTGTTGGTATAGTTTGTGCTAAATGTGTTAGCTCTTGTACCTACTGAGTCGGCATAGTTATTAGCTGAAGCACCAATTGAATTGGAGTAGTTATTAGCACTAACACCAATACTATTTGTATAGTTATTAGAATATACACCAATTGTATTGGCATAACTCATTGAGAAGTTATTGGCACTCACTGCTATACTATTAGTATAGTTGTTAGAAGATACACCGATACTATTTGTATAGTTATTAGAATATACACCAATTGTATTGGCATAACTCATTGAGAAGTTATTGGCACTTACACCAATGCTATTTGTATAGTTGGTACTATAAGTATTTGCTCTTGTACCTACAGAATCAGCATAAGTGTTAGCATAACCACCAACTGTGTTAGTGTAGTTGGTGTGATAAGTATTTGCAGTATTAACATAATTTGTCAATGCTGTATTTGATGATGTGATAGAATCATTTGCTGTTTTTAAAGCACTGGCAGTTGGAGCTAATGTTGCGCTTGTAGATGTAACAGAATCAATTAACTGAACCACACCAGCTTGTGATGTGCTAGCAACTTGTTGAGATGTAATTATTTGATAGTAATTTGAAGGACTGTTTATATCACGAATGTCCCAATATTGACTAGATTCGTTCCATCGAATTTGTGAATTAGCACCACCTGGTCTATAGTTTACCAAATAAGCATTAGCATTAACTGATGCGGCTGAATTTAATGTAAATGTATCAGAGTTATAAACTGTTGAACCATTGATTGTGAAATTACCACCAACAGAGACTCCACCTGAGAATATAGCGTCTACGCCATATAATGTGCCGGTTAATGTATTTGCAATACCAGCCGCTCTTGATAAGAATTTAGATTCTACATAATTTCTTAAATTAGTATTTGCTGTAGTGCTGAAGTTATTAGCATAACCACCAATTGTATTAGCATAAGACATTGAGTAGTTATTAGCACTTACACCAATACTATTTGTGTAATTATTTGAATTTGTGCTAATTGTATTTGCATAATTATTGGCTGAAGCACCAATTGAATTTGTATAAGTTGTACTATAAGTATTAGCTCTAGTTCCAACTAAATCAGCATATGTGTTAGCAGAATTACCTATACTATTAGTATAGTTGGTGCTATAGGTATTAGCATATGTACCAATAGTATTGGCATATGACATAGTGTAATTATTAGCTCTTGAACCCAATGAATCTGTATAATTATTAGCATATGTACCAATAGTATTGGCATAATTCATTGAATAATTATTAGCCCTAGTTCCTACAATATCACCATAAGAATTAGCAATTACCAAATTGGCACTAATTTGACTATTAGTATATAATATATTTTTACTATTTGAAGAATCTGTATAATTATTAGCATACCCACCAATTGTGTTAGTGTAGTTAGTGCTATAAGTGTTAGCTCTAGTGCCTACTGAATCGGCATAATTGTTAGCTGAGACACCTATACTATTAGTATAAGATGTGCTATAGGTATTTGCTCTAACACCTACAGAATCGGCATATGTGTTAGCAATTACCAAATTGGCACTAATTTGACTATTAGTATATAATATATTTTTAGTGTTGGATGAATCTGTGTAATTATTAGCGTAACCACCAACTGTGTTGGTATAGTTTGTGCTAAATGTGTTAGCTCTAGTTCCAACAACATCAGCATAAGCATTAGCTGAAGCACCAACTATGTTTGTGTAAGTTGTGCTATAATTATTTGCTCTAACACCAACAGAATCAGCATATGTGTTAGCTATTGCTAAATTGGATGTAATCTGTGTATTGGTGTATAGAATATTTTTTGAATTAGCAACGTCTGTATAATTGTTAGAATACACACCAATATTATTAGCATAATTCATTGAGAAGTTATTAGCACTTGCACCAATACTATTTGTGTATGAAGTGCTATAAGTGTTAGCTCTCACGCCAACAGAATCCGCATAAGTATTGGCTGAAGCACCAATTGAATTTGTATAAGATGTACTATAGGTATTAGCTCTGACACCAACAGAATCAGCATAGGTGTTAGCGTAACCACCAATTGTGTTAGCCCATGTTTGTGATACGGCTAAATTACCAGTAATATTATTATTTAAAGTAACAACGTTAGCACTAATGCTACTGTTTATAGTAGATACATTAGATTTAATATTATTATTTAAAGTGACAACGTTAGCTTTAATATTTGTATCAGTGTATAATTCAACAATAGCTACATTAGCAACAATATTGGTATCGGTATATAATTCAGACGTAGCCAAAGTCAAAGCGTCATTTGCTTGCAACCAGTTATTTGCCGCTACTGCATAATTATATGCAGTATTAGCTTGATTATATGCTGAATTTAAAGTAGGGTTAACTAGAGTGCCTGGCACATTCAGTGTGCCTCGGAAGTAGGCGGTATTAGCAACATCTAAAGCATTACCAATACTATCTAAGTATAATGTACCTCCAGTTTTATGCCATTCATAATTACCAATTGAATTAATCTCATTGACGGTCTGAATAGTTGTACTAACCCAATCACTAAAGGTATTAGATAAACTGATATTTTGTATAGTATTTGCCATGTCTGCCTTACTTCGTTAGTAATTTTCGCATTAAGTCTTTGATTTCAGATAATTCCGACTTGAGCTCAGTAATCTCTGTATTTAAGTTATTTATTTCACTTTTTTCCATAACCAATTGATTTCTCTTAGATTTATAATCTTCAAGAGAAACCGTATCGGTATTAATTAAAGCCCTCGTATTAAGGTCACGAACAAATTTAGTATTTTTAACTTTAACAGTTTGTTGCATACTATGCTCCTGCCGGAGTTGCAATAATACTTAAATGATTAATAAATGGCACTTTAGTATTATCATCAGTTGTCATAATAACTTTGAAAGCAAATTGATTGAAAGTATTATAAACAGAACCAGATGAAGCACTTGTGTAACTTACAGAGTTATTAGCAACACCATTAATACCTGGAGCTAATTGGAAATCAACCATATCAGAAATACTTTGTGAATATCTAAATGAATTATTGATATATGTCATTAATTGCCATGCACCGTTTTCAAATCTTTGACTATCATTAGTATTTAGAACACGATAGAATACATAGATGTTAGTTCCAATTGGTAAGTATCCATTAAAGTAGAATCTAAAATCACCAGATTCATTTGCAGCAGATAAAGGAATAATTTTACTTATGTATTTAGCAATTGCATTACCACCCTTAGGTGAGAACTCAGAAGCAACTACAACAGCAGCACCAGAACCAGGAACAGTATTAGCATCAAAGATTGTAATTGATGGTGGTGTTAAATAACCAGCACCAGGATTTACGATATTGACACCAGTGATTACACCATTTTGAATAGTTACATTGGCTGTTGCTTTACTACTACCAAAATCTGGAGAAGACACATTAGCTTGAGTAGTCATTACATTGTAACCTGAACCACCACCAATTAATGTAATCAAATTGTTATTCAATGGTAAATTATTGATACCCCATGTCACATTATACATTGTTAAACCATCATCAGCGATGATTGGTGAAATGTTTGAATCAGTTGAAGACATAGTAGCATACAATACAAATGAATTAGCATTGTTTGCTTGTAATACTCTTGGTCCTAAATTATCATACAAGTTTTCATTTTGTAAATTAGGAGAACCTGAACGACCAGGAACAATAGGTCTTTCAATATCCATTGAGCGAGTATTTTTCAACATAGCTTTATATGAATAAGTGATATTGGTTTTAGTTGGAATGTAATCAGTTGTTGTTACATTCAAAGCATCAATTTCAACGTCATTGTTTGACATATTATTTGGGAAGTTAACCAAACCTGTACCATAATAATTAGCAATATTTTGTTGTACTAATTTATGAGTTTTTGCGCCAGTTGGAACAACAAATGGAATTTTAGGTTTTTTAGTTGTATCAAACGCACAACGATTAACAACAAACATTAATGATTTAGTTGCATCACCAATCCAATTAATTCCGTTTTGTGTTTCAAATAATGAACCAGCATATGGAACTGCTGAAATTTTAGTGATTGCAACTGTGTTTGCTCCAACAGATGATTGTAATGCTGTATCATTTTGAGAAGCAATCCAAACATTATATTCAGTAGATTGTGATTGTAAGATAATAGAATATGTTACACCAGGTTGAATATAAACAGGCGCCTTGAATACAAACTCAGTAGCAGTTGAACTTGTTCCAACATAAGGTGTATTTGAAACATTCACTCTATCGGGAGTTAAAGTAACAATAGAGTTATCTAAAGTAACGCCATTTGGTACACCATTTGATGTTCCAACAATTGATAAGTTAACTGGAACTTGTGTTGTAGTTGCTTTACTTTGGAAGAAGAACTTCATTGAATACAAGAATAAACCATGAGTATAAGTTGTTGCATCAATACTAAAGGTTTGAGCAATTGGATCCAATAAGTTAGTTAATGTACTTGGGTTAATAACAACATTAGGTGCTTGAGCAGTTGAAAGAATAACTTGCGAAGCGGCCACCACAGAAGGTGAGAACTGACCTGAAGTGGCGTTAATAGTACCTAAACTTGAACCATAGAATGTTGCTTCAGAATATGTAGTTGCTGTTGAACCATCATTTGGAATACTTCTATTATCAACACGGAATGTTTTCGTTTGATTTGTAAATGTTGCAGCAGGTACATTGAATATACCACAGAATGTTCCGTTTTCATTAGTTGACAATGATGAAAGGCCACCAGCACTTTGAGATACAACATAATTATTAGCAGTACCAATCAACGTATATGTTGAATCAATATTATTGTAAGTCAAGTTTTGACCAATAGATATACTTACTGGTGTATCAAGTGTAGCAATTCTTGTGGTTGGGTCATATGATGTAACATTAGCAGAGAAATAATATGGTGTTGATTTACCAACATTATTAGCACTATTAACCATAGATTGGCTAAATGATACATTAGCATTAGCATATGAAATGTAATTTGTAGTAATATTGATTTTTGAACCAACATACATGCTAGTTGACACATTACTTGACGCTGGACTCAAAGCAACTTTAGTTACACCTGTGTAATATACACCACCTCCAGGTAAAGAGAATACTTGAGCTACGCCATTAATTGCTGATGGTAATGTGGTAGTGTGTGGTGTTCTAGTTGACCAAACAACAGTACCTAAAGTTGTTGCATTAGGACCAGTTGTCCATGATTTAGTTGATATGGCTACGGCAACAAAACAATCATTATCACTTAATGTATTTAATACACGAAGATTGTATGTTGTGCCGGCAACTAATGTAGTTGAATATGTATATAAAGCGCCAGAAGTAGAACCACCAGCAACTTGAACTCCATTTAAATAAACACCAACTTCATCATCACCCATTGCAGCAAAATAATATGTGCCATTTGCTGTAACTGTTAATGGAACAGTAACATCATAAATTTGACCAGTAGTACGATTTTGATTATGCCATACACCATAAGATGTAGCAAAGTTACCATAACCAACCTGCGTTACTGAATAAACACCAGTGATTGTATTCGAATTGGCATCTGTAAATGACCCACCAACACCAACAATCAAACCATTATTTTTTGTAGTAACAATGCGTGAATCAGTAATATAACCAAAAGCCGTATTACTTACATAATTACCGTTAGCATCAAACTTAGCATTAGAAATAATGTTAGTAATAGCTTCGCCTTGAGTGAAGAAATTATAATCTGTATGGAAGTTACTTGTTACATACAGACGAACATTATTTGATGATGGATATTGGTAGATATTAGCAACAACAGCAATTGGGTAGAAGTTATTATCTACAGAACTCTTTAAGCCAATTACGTCATCTTCTTGGAATAAGCCAGAAGCATTTGATAATTCAATAATATCAGGATTAGTCATATATTGACTAACTTTAACGCCATCAAAATAACAATCAACAGGTGTATTAACCTTCATGTTTTTAGCACGAACAATTACCTGTTGTGGTCTAATATATGGTTGAATAGAGTTATTAGAAATAAAACTATTATTCAATGTGTAAGAATTTACCAAACTTGTGGTGTTAGCAGTTGCATATTGTGTACCAGGAATTGCTTGGTAATTGGTAACATTAGTTGCATTAATAGATGATGATTGAACTAAGTTGTCAATATTAGCCAATAACAAATCAGGCGCAACAGTATTGTCAACCCAATTGTCCATTGGAGGATACAAACTACATACGCCTTGGAAAACTTGAACTGAGAATGGATTCAAGTTTAATGTTCTACTTGCTAATTGTTGAGTAATAACAGGAGAAGCAGTATAAGGTAATGTAATATAAGTTGAAGCTGTACCAATATTATGTAAAGTGTAACCTAAATTGAGTAAAGTACCAGAACTCAATTGACCAAAACTATTGACTGATGTATTTGCTTGTAATGAATAGTTTGTTACTGCTTGAGCTGGATAAAGAATTTTCTTTAAGGTATCAATAGAAGTTGAGAAATCAGGATTAGAAGTATCAACTACATTGTAAGCAGTAAAGTCATCCACAATAATAGCATTTTTTGGTCTATCTTTGCCTTGACTATCAAGAATTTGTTCATTGGCAAAATTTTGTTCTAATGATGTCAAAGTTGTTGAATTTGTTTCAAATCGTTCTTCTAATTCAGAAATATCTTGCATTCTCCAACGGCGATGTTTAACTTTCTCAATAGATAAGTTAGGTAAAACGCCAACGGGTGCTTCACTAGGAATATAAACTGTATATGGATCATGTGACAATTTAGCAACCAACAATGAACCATCTGGTTGATTTGGGAATATTGGATTAAGTGCTGGATTTCCTTGAATAATTTGAAAATTTTTGTCTTTACTTAATACTAAAATATCTTTACGACCCAAGTAATATGAATAATCACTCTTGAAATTTGTCAAATCTTGAGGAATAAGCGTACCAGTGTCATCAACACTAGGTGTACCAGTATATTCAAATGTAAATGTTGAAGTTGCATTTAGGCGAGAAGGTCTAAAATCAATACAATCTCTTAATGCGTATTTTAATCCAGAAATACTTGTGTATGTTGGAATACTACCATATGTTTCACCACTATTTCTATATGATTCATAACTAAAATAACCATCAGCTAGCTGAGAAGTGTGTGAATAGTAGTTGAAAATAACCAAAATATTACCAATTGGTTGGTTTGCGCCAGGTTTTAATGTAATAGCAGCATGGTCATAGATTGAATCTCTTTGACCGTTATCTAGTGTATACTTGTTGGTGATATCATAAACAGGATTAGACAACATAGCAATTGATACTGCTTTAGTTGGATCCAATGAATCAACAATCTTAACAATATTTTTCAAATCTGTTACATATAATGTTTGTGGTGTACCTGCGGTAACAAGACCAGCTTTCTTAATGTATACTTGAGCATTGGTCAAATCAACATATGTATTGGTATTAACCACCGTGCCGCCAGATACTGCGGTGTTAGATGTTGTATTACCTGTTATTAATGTTTTAGTTTTTAATACATGTTGAGCATCAGATGCATCATCAACACTAACTTTTGCAACGATAGTTAATTGTAAACCTGTTCCGTTTGTAAACTTACCGTGAGCAGTCAAATCAGTAATCGTTAGAATTTGATTGTAAGTGCCAGAAACAACCACAGAAACATTAGCAGTATCAGCAAGATTGAATATAGAACCAACTACACCCGTATTAGCGGAATTTGTTGTAGCTGACACAGTAGCAGTAAAGTTCTGTTTGATTGCATCAGATGAAAGTGTACCAGGTCCGCCTTCAAAACTAACCACACCTGGATTAGCCAAAGTAATACTTAATGAAGTACCACCAAAAGATTTATTTCTGAAAGTTTGTGTTGAATAGTAACTAGCTGATGTAATAGATGAAACATATGGATAACCAACGTTATAAATTAACTGAGGATTATTTGTATTTTCATAAATTGTAGCATTAGTTGCAACACCGCCAACTTTACTTTCAATATTAATGTTAGAATTTGCAGTCAAGGCATATGTGGAATTAGCCGTAACAACAGAATCAACGTCTTTAGTTGATAACTGTAAAGCAAATACAGATGCTGTAGTAGGAGTTGCAGAGAAGGCTGCATCCACAGTAGCAATTCTTGTTGCAGCATCGTAACTAACAATTCTACGTTTATCTCCAGCTGAAGGACCATTCGTAATAACAAGCGTAGCATTATAGTATGCGTTTGCTGTTGCTGAGAATTGGCCAGGTGTTGCTGGGAATGTAATAGTGTAAGCTGCACCAGCCGCTGCATTAGCAGTTAATGTATTAGATACAATGTTATAAACATATGATTTAAACACATATGAAGATGTAGCGGCATCTGAAGTATTATGGTCATAAACAAGACCTCTTAAATAACCAGAACCAACTAATGTTGAATTATAAGTTGTAGCATTGGCTGAATTGATGCCTGAAGATGGTGTAATATGTAAATCAACTTTTTGTGCCACTGTAGGGTCAAATACACCACTAACAGTATCAACATAAAAATATTGGCCATAATCAATGTAATTATTATGATTAGTCTGTGTAATTGATGTTTGTGCTCTGTCATTTGTTAATGTTAAATCACTTTGATTTTCTAAACGATAACCGTGAACATATGCCACGCCTTTACCAATTTTCAAATCATATTGTGAATAACCGCCATTACCATTTGGTGTAGCAGTATTAGATAAAGCAGTTAAATCAAATTTGTTAACAATGAAGTCACCATTTGTTTCAAATGTTCTAAGAGCGAAATAATCATCCAATGATGAATATGCTGTTCTATCTAATAATTTAACAATATTACCATCTTTAACACGAGCTAATTCAATAAAAGCATCATCGTCACCTAATGTAATTGGACGTGTTTCTAAATTTAATTGAATAACATAACGGTCAGCGCCTTGACCTTGATAATTAGCAGCACCACTAGCAGGATCCAATAATGATACATCATCAACATAATCATAAATGGTTTCAACAATATTTAAACCAAGTCTTAATGTTGGTGTACCATCATATTTGTCCAAGATAACTGTTTGAGGTAAAACATTTACAAAATTACCTACTTGATAAGTTGATTGAGTTACATCTGAAAAATAATTTCCGTTAACTACATAGAATGCACCTTGTGACACTGAAGCCACTGAACCACGACCAGTTGCGTTTTGAGCAAAAGCTTGGGCAGCTATACTTGGATTAGTTACAAGGTAGATGACATCACTATTTTTAAATTTAGTTCCAGTCACATAAGTAACCATCAAAGTAGCTGGGTCACCTTTTGTTGGATCAGGATCAGTAGCAGGAGCTACCGCTATAACACGTGCTAAAACATCTCCAGTTTGATTTTGAATAGTTTGATTTTCAAATAAAGTTACATCAATAGTAGCGTTAAGATATTTTGATTGTAATTTAATATAATCACAACTTGTATTGATAGTTACTTTACCGCCAGAGATTGGTGTATTTTGAGCAAAAATAGCAGAAGCAAAAGTTGAAACTTGATTCTGTAGAATTGTTTGAGATTGTGTTAATTCTCTCGCTTGAACTGCATATCCAGGCTTAAATAGAATTCTATGGAAATTTTTGTTTGGGTCAAAATCGTCATAGTATGGAGATACATTAAAATTTAGTGCCATGGGTTATCCTTAAAATCCTACAATTAATCTAACTTGTTCAGAACCATCAGGTGAGCGCTGAGTTCCTTGTCTGTTTTCTATATATGTGATGTATCCAGAGTACATTGTGAAATCTGGTAATGCCACACTTAATACTGTTCTGTCTGAATTACTTGTTTGGCCTAAAATAGCCATATTCGTATTTGCAGTACCTACGGTATTTATCACACGTAATCTGTTTTCTGATGGAATAAAGTCTAAACATGTAGCAGTAAATGTAGAATTTGCCAATGTTCCATCTGTACTTTGATATACTATCTCATCTGAAACATAATTTTGAGGACCATTTGATAGAATCAAATTGGTTGAAAGGTCATAAATTGATTTTTCACATTGCCATGGATATGAACTTGGTGCTGATGGGTTAATAACAAAACCAAGTTGTCTATATTTAATGTCAGTTGGTATTAAACCAGCTTCATCTTCTGAGAATGTTTGTGTAACCATTACATGACTTGTGCCAAATTCTTCAAATGAATCTGAACCGTGACCATTTGGTGGTGATACAAATGCCGCAACATTAGCGCCAGTTCCTGTTGGTGAAGTAATCACAACATTAGCACTAATATAACCAGCACCTGGATTCGAAATAAGGACGTCCGTAATAACACCAGAATTAATAACTAAACTAGCAGTAGCTGGTACTGTGTTAGCCCCAGTAATTTGAACTGTTGTATTAGATGGCCAGTAATTATTACCACCATTAAATACACAGGCTACGGGAATGTTACCTGAGTTTACTGTGTTTGAACCAAAACCAGCAGTATTTGCTAAAGGTGTTGGCATCCAATCAGTATCTAAGAATTTTTGTTTTCTGTTACCTTCAATGGTATACATGAAAATCCATTTATAACCATCTGTACCTGTATAAACAAGTGTTTCCGAAACTTGGCCAGGTGCAAAGTATGGTTCATCAGTTGCCAATGCACCATTGTTATTCCATAAACATTTAAACACTTGGTCATATTTGTTTTTGATGTAGAATTGTTTAATAAAACGTTTATTAGAATCTCTAACCAACATATCAACATCATCACGGTAATAATCATATACTGTGTTTAATGTCCAATCAATTCTATCAGTCATTGGAGACATATCAGACGGATAAACACGTTTAATTACAAACATGTTATTGTAAACTGTTTTGATATTTTGTTGTGTTAGTGCTGGTGTTGGTGGCGCTTCTTCATTTGGCCATGGGTCGACACGAGACAAAAAACAATATTTCGTTGTTTTTGTGTGTCCTGTTCCTGGAAGTTGAACAACGACTGAATCGTAGTATTGATTAACTTCATGGGTAAAACCACCATATGTTACTACACCTGTATTTGCTGACATTTTATTCCTTTAAATTATCTTAGTTCTGCCCAATTTTGAAGAGTGCCTCCATTAGTGCACCGATAAGTTTGTCCATTTGGAACTATAAAAGTTATTGTTCCGTCATCATTCCCGGCGGTGGCGTTTGAACCCAAATATACATCTCCAACATAAACCTCAGGACCTTGAGGACACATTACCATTACCATAATTGGTTTACCTGTAGCGTTTGTATAAGTTTGATTAAATTGTCGACTTGAGGTCAAATTTTGCCAAGTTTGTCCTACTCCAAGGCCACCAGATGTTGATACGTCCACATAATGTTTAGTAGCTGCTTGAGAATCAGTTGTTGGATCGGAAGCCAAATATACAGGAGTTACACAATATATGTTACCATTAGCAGCTACGTTGACACGTGGTTGAGATTGTGTGACTAATACTAAATTACCATATGATCCTGTTCCAGAAAAACCAGCTTCAACTATTGTAGTTTGCTTCGATTGCCAAAAATTACCATATGAACTATTATCTAAATCAGAAGAACCAAAAGCCGTAAAACCGGAAATAACCGCGGTTCCGGTTGGAGCGGCTATAATATCTGTATTTGAATTAGGTGTATTTGATTGAAATACGGGCCTTTTATCAATATGAGAATCGCCAAAATTACCAGTAATGTATATATCGTCGCCAGAAAAATTTAAGTTACCAGTTAATGTTCCACCAGTTAACGGTAAAGCATTGTTTGCTTTATTGAAAGCTAACCCCGCTGTGGTGACTCCGGTATTAGCTTGAATGAAAGAAGCTACACCATTATAATAAGAAGTATTAGCTTGATTATAAGCGGCTTGTGCTAATGCTAAGTCGGTATTGGCCTGATTATAGGCGGCTTGCGCTAAATTATTATTTGATGCCGTATTAGCCTGATTGTAGGCTGATTGTGCTAATATTTGGTCTGAATTAGCTTTATCAAAGGCAGCTTGTGCTAAAACTGTATTACTAAGATTATCCACATAATGTTTAGTAGCTGCTTGAGAATCTGTTGTTGGATCGGAAGCCAAATATAAAGGACTAGTGGTGTAAATATTACCATTAGCTGCTATGTTGACACGTGCTTGTGATTGTGTGGCTAATATTAAATTGCCATATGATCCTGTACCATCCGCACCAGCTTCAACAATTGTTGTTTTACCAAATTGCCAAAAATTGCCGTAAGAGCAATTATTTACATCAGATGAACCGAAAGCAGTAAACCCAGAAATAACAGCAGTTCCACTTGGCGCCGCCATAATATCCGTATTTGAATTTGGTACATTAGATTGAAATAAAGGTCTATTACCTATAACAGAATCACCAAAATCACCAGTAATAAGTCTACCTGTACCAGAAAAGTTTAATGTACCTGATAATGTTCCACCAGTTAACGGTAAAGCATTGTTTGCTTTATTAAAAGCTAACCCTGCTATAGTGACACCGGTATTAGCTTGAGAAAAAGCACTAACGCCATTGAAGTATGAAGTATTAGCTTGATTATAAGCGGCTTGTGCTAATGCTAAGTCGGTATTGGCCTGATTATAGGCGGCTTGCGCTAATGATGTTCCATTATTATTTGATGCCGTATTAGCCTGATTGTAGGCTGATTGTGCTAATATTTGGTCTGAATTAGCTTTATCAAAAGCAGATTGTGCCAACACTGTACCACTTATTGCACTTGAATATGCACTATTAGCTTGATTATAACCAGATGTAATAAAAACAAAATTTGAGTTTGCTTTATTAAATGCTGAATTTGCGTGAACAAAATCTGAATTAGCTTTATCAAAGGCAGCTTGTGCTAAATTAGTTGATGAACTATTATTAATTGAATTTGCTAAGTTAAACGCTGAATTTGCGTGAACAAAATCTGAATTAGCTTTATCAAAAGCTGACTGAGCAAGAACTAAATCTGTATTGGCTTGATTGTAAGCTGATTGTGCAAAAACATTGACAGAGTTGGATTTATTGAAAGCAGAATTTGCATGAATAAAATCTACGTTAGCTTGATTATATGCCGCTTGTGCTAAATTTGTACCAGTAGTAGCTTGTGAATAAGCTAAATTACTTTTATCATACGCTAAACGTGCAGTTAACAATGCTAAATTAGCACTAGAACCTGTACTAAATGCTATGTTTGCTTTCAAAAAAGCAGCATTAGCTAAAGCATAATCTGTTTGAGTTAGAGTTCCTGACCTAACGTAATGTGAAACATTAGGACTAACGGATAAGTCAGTTGCAAATAAAATAGTATTTGATGGATTAACCGTTAGTAATTCAGTTAAGTCTGATAGTTTTATGTTAGACATTATAGCCTCAATCTAGTTTTCTTATGTAAGCGTTTGGAGTATTTATCACTCTATTTATTGTGAATGGAAGTGGATGTTCTTTAGTTCCATATGATAATATATGTTCACCTAATAAAATTGTATTTGGTGTAGGTTGATTTGTGTAAATATTATCACCTGTTGGATCAATTGATAATAACCCTATATCATTGTCAATATAAATTAAATGATTACCATAATCAACTTTTCTAACCACATACGTATTAGCACCAATTGTAATATTATCACCAACAAAAACAATATCTCTGATGTGGTTGTTAGCATCAGAATATTCACCATTATTAACGATATTATAATTAGGAGTATTTGAAACATTAAAATCTGAAACTTGTAAAGCATTCGCAATAGTATTTGACCATCCATAAGCAACATTTGGGAATGTTAACCAAACTTGGTCTTGTAAAGTAATTGTGTTGCTAGAAGCATTCACTGATTTAATTGTTGATGATATAGGGAAAGGTGCACCATAATCAATCATTAAGTAGTCACCTGGCAAAATACTATCAAGCATTGAAGAGCCTGATGTATGAACATTCACAGTATTTGTTGATAATGAACCTGATGATACATTCATAGATACTGTAGCATATGGGTCACCAACTGGATAGTTCAACCAGTATTGAATTGAGTGTTGTAGACCTTGACCTCTGTGACCATGTAAATTGAAAGATTTTGAATTTTTCAATATATCTCGGCCAATCAATCTAGCGCCAGCCGGATGTAATAATTTTTTCAATAGGTCTCGATATTCAGCAATAGGTTTTTCTACTGAAAGAATATATGTGTAGTCGTTATTAATATCACTTTGTAGAACAGAATATGAACTTGGATGTCCCACAGTATCCAAATAACGTCCTTGGCCAAATATCAAACCTTGAGCAAATTTGGCTGAACCTTTTGCAGCACCATCACCATAAATCTTAATACCATCTTGGAATGAACCTTCAGCATCAGCATATGTACTTAAATTTAACACAGGGTAAGAACTTAACGGGTCAACATCAGCATATAATGGTTTAGTTATATCAATAACGCCAACATAATTATACACTCTAATTTGATAAATGTTAGTTGCTGGTGACGGTGTTGATTTGATTACGGTAACAGAATCAATAGATGCTTGATAATCAAAAATATCTATTTCAGGATTATCAATATCAATACCTTGGTATATAAGTGTACCTGGTTTAACTTCACCAATATCACCGGTTGGATTTGTAACAATTAGGTCTTGAACTCTAAATGACACATTAGGAGTTTTGACATAATCTTCACCTGCTGAATTGATAGTTATAGTAGTAATAGCACCAATTCTATCTGTTACTGCACTAAATGAAGCATCAGAACCCAATATAGCTGGAACAATAACGGATGCACCATGAGCATTTGTATTAGCTGAAAGAACTGTTGCACTTGGTAATCCAGTTGTTGTGTATCCCATACCACCTAAAGGATATGTATCATTATTTACATAACTATTAACATATGAAATACCAGTAATATGACCAGCTGGAGATACAGAAGTAACATTTGCATAAGCACCTCTTCCTGTTCCACCAGTAAGTATTACTTTATCGTCAACTTGATACCCAAAACCAGAACTGATAATTTCAATAGGTGCTAAAATACCTAAAACACTCAAATCATTTTCATTTCCAATTATATCTTGATATAATGACTGTGCTGTAATACTAGGAATATCAGTATATCCACCACCGCCATTGTCTACAATAACTGAATCAATTGGACCAACATCAAATGTAATAAAAGAAAAAGCATCTTTTAATTTTGTGGATGAATTTGCGGTTGGATTGGCATTGAAACCATAATTTGTTGCATTTATTCTAGTGTTTGCATTAATAAAAGGAATAAGACTATCATAAGCCACATTAGCCGTTGTTGTTTTTCCTGGATCAATAGTTTGAATATGAGCTCTAGCTTCATGGTCTGGTGTAGTTCCACCACCAACAAAACTAATTGTACTTTGTGGTCGAACTCTATAACCATAACCAGGATTAATAACATTCAAACGTTGAATAGAGCCTGATGTTGTTTCACCAACCTGAGCGGTTGCACCAACACCCGCTGCACTATCTAATCCATTATAAACAACAACTGGATCGCCAGGTTTATATTTTGAACCTCTATTACTGTTATTAATTGTGATATTAGAAATAGCACCTACAATTTTGGCTCTGAGTGTGTAAGCATTAGGAGTTCCTTTTGGAACAATAACACCATCATCAAACCATACATCTTGGTTGTTTGAATCAACAACACGAATGTATTCACCAGACACAAATAGTCTTTCAATTTGAGAAACATACAAATTGAATTTATCAATATTGGTTGTAGTAACAATGTTGTCAATAACTGCAAATGATTTAGAATTTTCACCATAAAGTCTTAAATTTTTAACAGATGGCAGTAACCAATTAGTATCGTTTGATTTTATTTTTAGGTATTTTGGAACATACCATTGTGAATCAGAAGCTCTGAAAACTAAATCTTTAGTCATCAAAATTTCAGCATCAGAATTATATAAAACTCTGAATAATAATTTGTAAGAAGCTGGTGTACCTTTTGCTTGGTATAATTGTTTAGCTACTTTAAGAACTTTAGTTTTATCTGACAGAATTTCTTCTGGAAAGTTAGGAAGAAAATCATTAAAGTAGTATGCTAAGAAGTCATCTAATGTTTTATCAACATCGGAATAATTTAATATATTTTTAGAACCAAATGTCACACCTTCATTAGATGTATTAACTAATGTTGTTGCAGCATTGGCTGCATTTGGCAATTCCATCCATTCATAATAAGCCTGTACGAAAGCCACAAAGGTTTCGTAGTTGACATCATCTCTGACGAATTCAGGAAGTTGCGATGGTACTCGAATTGAGGTTTTATCTATCATATCTTATTTTGCTATAACATTAACAGTAATTGAATTTGGGTCATATGGATCAACTGTAACAATTCTGTTTGTTGATGAATTTATAATTGTACTTGTTGGATTAGCAGTGATTGTCAATTGACCCAATTCATTGTTAATATCATATGGAGAAAAATCATTAAATGTAATTATTCCAGATTGATAATCAATAGTAGCAACTGAATTATTCAATATAGTTTTAACATTATTTTGGCCATAATAATATGACCTTAAGTTTCCGTATCGACCTTGAATTGAAGCGTATACTGAAGCATTTGTGCCAGTAGTATCAGTTGGTGCATTGATAACATTTGTAATAACTTGTGTATAATTATTACCTGCATTATCAACAACAACTTTTGATAGATAACCATTTTTAATTACAGCATGAGCAGTAGCGCCGGTTCCATCACCTAAGATTTGTATAGTTGGTGTTTGTGTATAACCAAAACCAGGATTTAAAACATTAATATAATCAACACCTGAAGCACCAAATGGAATTTCTTCAATATAAACTTCAGGAATTAAAGTTATATTTGAACCTGATGTGTAGTATTGAATTGTTGGACTACTTGTTATACCAGCTTCAAACAATGCACGTTTCAAAGGCAAACCAAAATTCAAAATATATTGTTTTGGTACAGACAAAGTTGGATAGAATTTCTTTTGAACTTGAATGTCTACATTTGTTGATATGATGGATGGATTAGCCGACTTAATATAGATTGACAAATCTGCTAAACTAAATGATGAATTAAAAGTATTTAGATTTTCTTCTGAATATCTATTAATAGCAGAAGCCACAGAAGCTTGAATTTGTGATGCAGTTAAGTTTGTTTGTTTTTGGTCATAAACAACATCAGCTTTAATTTTCAAGTAATTATAATCTGGATTTAAAACAATAGGAGAAACAGTCACAACAGACATAGGTTTAATTACGTCATTGATTAATAAAGATTTTTGTGAATCTGTTAATGTAAAACCATTTGTTGGTTTAATTGAAATGAATACTTGACCATATGCTGGTGGGTCATTATCTTCGCCACCCCAAACACTAACAGATTGAATATCAAAACCTAGTTTGTTTTGTTGAATTGCTGTAATATAATCTTCATACGACACAGCCCGACCTTGTGCAGAATAAGCTTTAGGTGCTTGAAATTTAATTGAATTAATTGATTCTTTTTCACCACCAGCACTAGCTGGTGTAACTGGATAGATTGTAGTAATGCCACCAATTGTATCCATTAATGTAAAGTTATTTGCGCCAGAAGAATTTGAACCACTGGTCACCAAATAAGTAACAGACACAATATTACCATCTGTTAATTGTTTACCCAAGATGTTATCACCAAAGTAAATTTCATATAAGCCATTAAAACCTTCTTGCAAGAAATACACTTTAGATGAACCATTCAACTCTGAAATCTTATCAGCTAAATTATATGTAGAAATTGTACCATTAGTAATTGATTGCTGAACTTGAACAGTCAATGTAGAAGTATCAATGTTAGCATCAGGTAATGAGAATAATTGTTTTGAATTTGTTGCGGTATCTACCGTGAATGATAAAGAAACCGGTTCACCTTGAATAATATCTACATCATTAAACGTAGCCACACCTGAGAATACTGGAACAGTATAGATATCTTTAGTTACAAATGTGTAGTTTGTACCATCAACCGCTTCAGATTTGAATTTAGTAAACTTAGGAAGACTTAAAGATGTGCCTGTTTGTTGTGTTGCAACCATGTTAATAGTTGCCAACGGTGCAGTTGCCGATTTAGGTGTATAGTTCATTAATTTAGCATGAGATACAACTGAACTACGTAAAGCCGCAGTGTCTAAGAACATTTCATTAGCCACCATGTTTAAGTAGTAGGCGTTGTAGTGTGTATTGTATGCTAATAAATCTAAAAGAACAGCAAGTCCAGAACCTTCAAAATCATAATCTTTGAATTTATTTTGGCCTCTTAAAAAGGTCTTGAGGTTAGATTTGATTGAATCAAAATCTAATTCTGAAATTTGAATATTATTATTTGCGGCCATTTATCGTAATCTCTGCAAAACTAAGTTCGTAGTAATTGGTTGAACTTGATTGTTAATAAAAAAACTTAAAATTACCTGATATGAATTATTATCAGGAGATACTTGAACAACTACTTGTTCGATTGATACTCTCGGTTCAAAGTTTTTAATTGTATCTTCTATTTCTCTTTGTATGTAGTTGGCTGTCAATGGTGTGATAGGTTCAAACAACATTTTTCTTACATTAGAACCAATCTCTGGATGAAACGGCCTATCATAGTGGTCTGTTAAGATTAGATTACGCACAGAACGAATAACGGCCTGGTCGTCAACACTCAACACAATGTCCTTTTTAATAGGATGTTTTGTGAATGTTAAATCTAAATCTGTATATCTATTTTGTAGTGTATTAGCCATACTTTATTTATGTTACGAACAAGTAGGTCTGTAGAGACCTGCAAAATTTGATTTCAAAAAAGAATCACCTGATGACTTAGTGACATCACCATCATCTGGATTATGTCCACCACTTGGTGTTTGGTTACCACCAACCCAACATACTTTACCTGTTGCTTGATATAAAATGGCAGCGTGGTGTCCACCTTGTCTATTAAATAGAATCATATCTCCAGGTTGACCTTTGGAACCAATCTCCGATACATTAGTTGTAACCAATGTTGCCTTTAGTTTTGGATTGGCAATATCAGCCGCAGAAGCGGAAGCAATATAATAATGTCCTGTCTGTTTCATTACAAACATAGTGAAAACCATACACCATGGTATTTGGTCACTAGCGCAGGATAGACCAATATTTTTCCAAGCGGCCAAGATATTTGGGTTTGATTGTTTACCACCTTGACCTGACTCTCTCCATGTCCCACTTGATGCTTCGGCTAAACATTTATCTAAGAATGTTGGTATATCTGTACCTGAAGACCCACATGGTGGTGCGGCTGGGTCTTTCTTAGCATCACCACCTGAAAAGGGAACAGTAGTATCGGGCGGATAATTTGTTTTCAAACCACCACCTGCATTAGCTGGACTATTATAAGTATTAGAATTTGCTATAGTTTCTCTTAAAATTACTTGTTGTTGAGCAGCGGCCTGTGAATTAACTTGCACCGGTGCATCATCCACAAAAGCAAACATTGAAGAAACACCTGAGGTTCCAGGTATTGTAAATCTATCATGTGGCCATAACATTATGTAATACTCCTATGACAAATAGAGAGCTTTTTCAGCTTCTCTGCGTGTTGTTAATCCATTCATTACTTTACCTGCTGCCTTATTCCATTGTAAGAAGGCATCAGCAGCTGCCGCTTTATCGCCAGCATTAGTATAACTCAACATAGATGACTTGGCTAAATTTCCAGCACCAGCATTATAGGCAAAAGAACACAAGGCATCAAATTGACCTTGAGATACACAAGGTGTTTTTAATAACTTACGAACAGAATTGGCAAACTTAGAAACCATCATCTTTAAATCTGCCGTTGCTTGCGCTTCAGTAATAGTATCACCCATATTGACTGGTCTACCTAATGCACTAGCGGTAGCACCATAACCAATAGTAATTGGTGGTCCTTTGGTTGCTGGGTCTGGATAGGCATTAGCACTAAATCCTTCAAAGCGTTTGATTGTATTGATGCAATTATCAGAAGGAACTAATTGAGCAATAGGAATACAAGCTGCATTTGGATTGGCAGTTACATTTGCTGTATTAGCCTGAGATGCAACAACACTTGGGTCAGATGTATTTGATGATGAAGTACCATAAGCCGCAGTGTATTTCAAAGCTTGTGCTTGTTGTGGTGGTACCTCTTCTAACGGTACAACGTCCAAATTAGGAATAGGAACTTCTTCTTCACTAAATGCTGGGTCATTTTTAGTAGTACGATATGGTGCTTCTGGAATATTAGGGTCTATGGCAGATTGTGGCGGGGTTGCTGAATTAACACCTCCACAATCATCATCTCCACTTCTTGATGGGTCACCTGGACAACCATAATCGGTACCATCAGCATGGCGTGAATAAGTATCAGCGCCTGTCCACATATGTTTGTCACCATTCCATCGATATGATGATTGGCCAACTGTTTCATTGTAATTGCCAGCGGTCATATGTTTTGTACCTGATGTCTCCGCATGTGTGGAAGAAACCGAAACGTTTTTATTAACAAAAGACTCTCTGAGTGTGTCAGCAATTGTATCGATTGAACCAGGAGTCTTAAATGTAAAATTGGCGGCTTTGAAATTCATGTTCTCACCAGCAGTAATGTCTACTGTACCAGCAATACGAGCAGTTAAATCATTACCACCAATAATGTTAATGTCTCCACGTGATAGAATATTGGTGTCTCCATCTACTGTAATATTGACACGACCCATTACGTGAATCATATCATCACCTAGAATAATCTGATAGTTATTTTTAACTACCTTTTCCACCTTAGTGCCAGATGGATACATTTCAAAGAATGTACCTGTTCGGTGTAACATATGAATACGTTCAGAACCAGGTGTGTCATCCATTTCAAATAGATGACCAGATTCAGTATCAACTACATGATTGAAAGGTGGTGTTGCATTGTATGCTGGAAATGGTTCATCCCAAAAGTCACCAAAAGCAGTTGGTACTTGTTTATCTTGTGATGTGCGTTTTAGACCAACTGCTGTATTGGCCACATTCTCATTACGATACAAACGAGATGTTGTTGGTTCATTTAGATTATTTGGATATAGAGGTGCTTTGTCCTTCTCTGTGACATTTACACCAATGCCTGTGTTATTAAATGTTACTGACTGTGGTGTTCTAGGTGATTTGGCTAAATCATCTTCACTTCTTTGGTCTGAGAAACCTTTACCGGTATTTGGTGCTTGATTTGGAACACCAGGAATAGTACCCATAATAATAGGAAACTGAGCAGAGTCACCATCAGAAAAGAAACCAATTACATAGTCGCCTTCTTTTAATGTAGCAGAAATATTGCCACGATTAACAGGAAACATTGGTTGGGCCCACGGCAAATCCGCAGACGGGATATCTATTTTATTTTCTGTGTGCCAACCAAAACATCTTACTTGGCATCGTCCAAGGCGCAATGGGTCATGGCGATTTTCTACCACACCCATGAACCAAACAAAGCCATCTAAACCTATAAAATTCTTACGTTGCATTATTTACTCCTAATTGCTTTCCACGCTTGTAACGTATTATCGGGGTCTGGATAAGGGTTAGGTAAACTCTCTTTAGAGATTTCCATCATAGTAATAAACTTATTTTCTACATCAATTGTATGTCTAACTGCCGTTACCAAATAATTACCTGAGTAATACTTATCTGACGGTTTATCATCTGACGTTTTAACTATCTCTGGCAAATTAAATGTAATGATATTACCCACTGTCATATATGGATCACCAGGTATACTTATCTTATATTTAATTGCGTTAATTTCTGGTATCTGAGCAGTTCTATATGGGATTGTAGATTCTACATTCACATCTTTAATAGATGGTTGTCTTTTTTTAATGTAAGCGTTATAAGTTGAATCACCTGTATTAGTCACCGCAGTTTTTAAAACTGATTGATAAGTTGTATTAGCATTTTGAACAAATCTATTTTGATTGTTAGCGAGTAATGGATATTGATTCAAACTTTCGCCTTGGCCGTAGTATTTTAAATAATCAAAATCATTTACTGTATACTTTAAACTTAACAAATCAATTGCAATTAATCGATTAGCATAAGCACCGTGTGTAATCATTCCAAGTGAATTGAAGTTTGATACAAATTCATACCCAATTACGTTTTTCGCTTCTGCACTTAAGTCTTGCAATCTAGCATCATCAGGCATAGTTAAATTCTTAGGTTCATATTTGTATACATCATATACAGGATTAGTATACAAAGCTTGTAATGATTTAAAATTGTAACCATATAAATTCTCATAAAAGAAATATGTAGAACCTACAGTTTTTGTTTTATCTGAAATAGCCTGAGTGCATAACCAGTTGATTGCTTCAAATGGTTTCATGCTTGGAATAACAATATTTCTAACACCTTTTGTTGGTTCAACATTGGTAGTTAATAATTTAGTATTAGCAATTGCAAGTTGAGTGTTAGCAATATTGTATACAATGTCAGACACTTTCATATTATTATATGATTTGCTAACTTTATATTGTTCCGATAGAATGGCCTCTTCAGAACAGAAATGTAATGTATAGTTTTCGTTTTGATTGTTAACGATATGTCTATCAGTTACTTTAAAAATTCTAAATGTTTTTTCTAATTTTTGGGTACTTCCAGGTTTGGAGAAACCTAAGATAAGATAATCTTGTCCAGTTATAGATAAACTGGATAACAAACCAATAGAATCGTTGATAGTGACATCACCAGTAATGAAATTATTATACAAATCTTCATAATAATTTAAATATAATACAACCGGTCTTATTTCAGTTGGTTGTGCCAACGCAGTCACAACCTTACAAGTATCAAGCAAAAAGTCTTGTGGGTATAATTGGGTATTATCTATAGCGGCCATTCATTAAGCCTTCATTAAATTTATAAATTGGTTCTTCACATCAGCGATAATTGAACTCTTAATCAATTTTATTGTACGTTTAGATTCATTCAAAGTGTTTTCGTAATCAAAACATCTAACTTCTTGTTTTGAAATAGTTTCAGTCACAGTAGTATTACCAATAGCTTTTGTTGTAGTCGATTCAATGATAGAATTGTATTCATTAAATGCCAACTCCACAAACCATTTAACACCATCCCATACATATAACAACTCAGTGTCAAGTGTTTGATAGGCATCACCTAACTCAGCATCAACGGGCAATTCACTAAAAGTATCTACATTACCTAAATTTCTAAATGGAATAGTAACCGGAATACTATATGTTCCAACAGTTGATTGTTTTGAACCACCGTCAATAGATGTATTGATACGTTCATAATGGTGTACTAATTCCAAAGCATTAGCTTGTGAACCATATTTTTCATTAATGAAAGCGACAAATTGTTGATATGACATTGGCCAATCATAAAATGGGTCAGTAATTTGATTGACTATTAATATAACCCAATGTAACTCTGCATCTCCGTAGTATCTTGAAGCAACAATTTCTGGAGTGTCACCTTCTTGGACATCATATTCATAATACAATGAAGTATTATCTAAGATATCTTGTATTAACGCCGGTCTTGTTAATAAATCAGTAACAATCGAAGTTGTATTGTTGGTTGTATACAGCAACTTTGGAAAATAATTGAAATATCTTGACATTAGTAATTGTCCTGTGCAACTCGTTGTTTAGTAACAATTTCAGTTTCAGTGAATTGTAAACTCATTTTAATATGTGTTGGCATACCATTATTGAATGTAGACCATCCATTAGGTGAATAATCGACATTCATACCTGTCAATACGACAGTACCAATTTGATGAATGTTTTTATTAATTTGACCATTGAACAAGAAGTCAATATCAAATTCAGAAGGTGGCACAAAGAAACGACCAGCAGTTGCAGTTACAACTTCTGGTGCTTGATGAAATCTTAAAGTTTTAATAATATTTAAAACATTTTGTGCTTCATTTGCATCATATGGTGAAAATAAGAAATCAAAAGAAAAGGTTCTCATTTCAGTACCTTTAAATAAGACTTCTAATTGTGGGTTAGCAGCAAAACCAGTAGCAAAAACAGCAAAGTCAACTATTCCGGTACCATTTCCAAATACTCCCTGTTCAGCAGCAATTTCAGCTAATTGAGCCGAAACACCGGAACCTGTTTTGTTTGAAAAAGGATTGAGGTTTGAAGCTAAAGCGCCATATTTGCCCCTATCTCCCAAAGCACTTGTTAAACTTTCTTGTTGCCATTCAGCATTATAAGATACATTAATACTTTCTGGCATATAAAGGGCAATCGCCTGAGTAATTCTTTTTGTCTTTCTGACGGAACCCAATGATTGTTTTGTTTGTTGAAACGTTCCAATTCCTAAAGGAACAGAAGATGCTTGATTACCTTGATTGATTGCAGTTCTACCACCCGCATCTAATACTGCCACTTGGCCAGTTCCAACATTATATCCACCAGAACCCATATACTTGGTGTTTTCAGCTACGTTAATATAGAAATTAATATAATGACCACGAGCAGAAGAACCTAAATCTCTAGGATAATATAGGTTCGAAAAGTCATAGGCACTAGAATAAAGGTCTTTCAATGGACCATTAATCGTTTGCTTAGCGTTTTGTGAAAAAGGAATGTTAGCCATAATTCGCTTTGAAATTAAATATATATACTATTTATGACGAAAAATTACAAAGGTATATTTACTCCTGTAAATCCTCAAAAATACAAAGGCGATTATAAGAATATCGTCTACCGTTCACTGTGGGAGAAGAAAGTAATGATATGGTTGGATAAGAATCCAGGTATCATCTCATGGTCTTCCGAAGAAATAGTTGTTCCATACATATCACCAGTGGATAATAGGTGGCATCGATATTTTGTGGATTTCTATGTTCAAGTGAAAACGAATGATGGTAAACTCAAGTCTTATCTATGGGAGGTTAAGCCTAAGAAGCAGGCCACCGAACCTCAGGTCAAGAAAAGAATCACCAAGCAATACATCAATGAGGTTGTAACATGGTCTGTGAACCAGGCAAAGTGGAAGTATGCAGAAGAATATTGTAAAGATAGAGGTTGGGAATTTAAGATTTTAACAGAAGACCATTTGGGAATATAACATAAATAGAGTATGGCTACAAATATAAAACCTTCAAAATTAACTGATTTGGCACATCAACGTAGTGGTCTTGGATATGATAGATATTCAAAAGAATCACTAAGATGGTTTACAAGTAAAATTAACAATTTACGTAATCCAATAGCATTAGCTAATCAAATCAGAAAAGAAACAAGTAGAAACACCAATAAATTTTTGATTGGTGGTTTATATTATTACTATTATGATGCTAAAACGGCAGATAAGTTGACTTATTGGGATGCTTTTCCTTTAGTCATACCTCTTCAACGGTATAATGATGGTTTCTTGGGGTTAAATTTACATTATTTGCCACCAAGAATTAGAGCGGGTTTCATGGACAAATTGATGGCTAAAGCCGTTGTCAATGAAAGTGATGACCCAATCAAAGTAAGAATAAGTTATGATATTTTGGACGCAACTAAGCGTTATAAAGAATTTAGACCTTGTTTGAAAAGATATCTATATTCAAACATTGCAAGTAAGATTTTAAAAGTTCAGCCTGAAGAATGGGAAACTGCGGTAATGTTACCAACTCAACAGTTCCAAAAGGCGAGAGCTCAAGAAGTGTGGCAAGATTCTGTTATGGAAATTAGAGGGCATACTCAACATGCCAATACAGCACACGTAATAGGACAAACATGATAGACAAATTTTTAGCCAGTTTCACTAGTGACTTAGCTAGACCTTCAAAATTTAATGTATTAATAAAATTGCCATCAAAAGTGGCAGGTGCTATTTCCACCGAAACTCTTGCAATGAGATGTGAGATGTCTAATATGCCTGGCCGTACAATCGAAACGGCCGACTTACGAATTTATGGCCCATCTGAAAAGTTTCCACATAGAACTTCTTACGATGACATAACCATGACTTTTATTGTTTCAGATAGTATGAAAGAAAAGAAAGCTTTTGATAATTGGTTAGAATTGATTAACCCATCAGAAACTTGGAACATGGAATATAAAAAAAATTATGTATCAGATATCACCATTTCCCAATATGATGTAGCAAATGAAGTTTCATATGCTGTCAAATTGATTGATGCTTTTCCATTATTGGTTAATCAATTAGATTTGGATTGGTCAAACGAAACTGTATATCACAAATTAAGTGTGGTATTTACATATCGTTATTGGCAAAGTATTGAAATTATAACACCAGACCAACAAGCAGTTGCATCAACACCAACAGTTGGTGGTCCAGCTGGCAATCCATCTGGCAGTAGTTCTGTACAAGATACAATTAATGACCAAGCGGCCAGTTACACAAATCAGTTTATAGGTGGTATGAATTTGATGTCACAACCATCACCATTGGTTGACCAAGCAACAACATATACGAATCAGTTTATAGGTGGAATGAATTTATAATTTTGTTTGATGTTTTATTATAGGAGAAGATGATGGCTTTACCCAAGATTGATACTCCAGTGTATGAAATTACACTGCCGATATCACAAGTACAATTGAAATTTAGACCTTTTTTGGTCAAAGAACAGAAGATTCTATTGATAGCAATGGAATCAAAAGATGAAAAAGAAATTGAAAATAACATTCAAATGATTTTGAATAATTGTAATTTGTCAGATGTAAACATCGACACTTTACCTTTAGTTGACATTGAATATTATTTCTTAAATTTAAGAGCAAGGTCTGTTGGTGAAGTTGTAGACAGCCGATATAAATGTGAGAATGAAGTAAACGGTGAAAAGTGTGGTAACTTAATGGATGTTAATTTTGATATTTTAAATGTCAATGTAACACAACCACCAGAAGGTTCGGATTTAATTAAGATTTCTGATTCTGTTGGTATTAAGATGAGATACCCTAATTTTGAGGTATCTAAGAAAATTAAATCAAATGATTCTGCCACAGATTCAGCTTTTAAACTTGTGTTAGAATGTATTGATTATGTATACGATAATGATACATTATATTATGCTAATGAAGTTTCACAAGAAGAATTATTAAATTTTATTGAGTCTATGACCAAAGAACAATTTGAGAAAATTGAATTCTTTATTGACAATTTACCTAAACTTGATAAAGTTGTAGATATTAAATGTAAGAAATGTGGATTTGACCACAAAATTGAGTTACAAGGGCTTCAAAGTTTTTTTGGGTAACCTTTCGTTATGATACATTGGGAAATTATTATAAAACTAATTTCTCACTAATGCAACACCATCACTATAGCCTTGAAGAACTTGAAAATATGATGCCTTGGGAACGTGACATTTACGTTGCGTTGCTAATTCAGTACGTTGAAGCTGAGAATGAAAAAATTAAACAGAAAAATGCTGAGAGAAAACGGTAATGGCAGAAGATAAGAAAAAACAAGGTGTCGATAAAAGTAGTATAGGCGCTTCTAAGCAAACCAAACCACGTAAAGGTGATGGAGTTGCTGACTTATTAGCTAAGCAATTAAATTCAGAAAATGCTAAAACTGAAGATAATAAAAAGAAAGCTAAAGAGCATCCAGAGTATGATGCCTACCATGACCGTGCTAATCCAAAAGAAAGCCATGGTTACTACTATACAGTAGGTGCTAATGGTAAACCAGTTCGCCGTAGAATGAGAACTGGTTCTGGATATGAGCAGGCCGATGTCAACAAACAAAAGGGGTTCTCCCAATTAGTTTCTGAAAGAATGATGTCAGGTCAAGGCATCAAAGAATCACTCAAAGGGGGTGGCAAGGACCTCTTTGGTGCTTACATGACGAGCCTCAAGAAACTAAAAGACCCAATGAACTACTTGAGTAAGTTACCAGGTGGTCTTGGTAAAATGGCAACAACAGCCTATGGCACCAAAATGGGTCGTGCCAAAGAAGATATCACATACTACACTGGTATTCATGCACCAGAACCAATTGATGAAGAAGAAGATATTCCTTCACCACCACCTAGTGAAAAGAAATCACCAAAGTCGGCCGTCAAAACTGAAAAGAAACCATCATATTCAAATGATGGAGGAACAGGTTCATCATTCTTAGATGTAATTGCTAAAAATACAACGGCTTTAATTGGCATGTCAAGAGATATGAATGTTATTCGTCAAAACATTGCTCAATTATTGAAACATCAAGGCCTGGACCCAGCAACAAAAGCCGATGCACGTATGTTAAAAGAAAAAGAATTGGCTGAAAAATCTAATATTGAGATGCAAAATATAGCCAATCAAAGTGCAACCAATATTGGTGATAACACATCCAACCAAAGTGCAACCAATATTGGTGGTAATACAAATAACCAAAGTGCAACCAATATTGGTGGTAATACAAATAACCAAAGTGCAACCAATATTGGTGGTAATACAAATAACCAAAATACTTTATCTGAAATATCCAATTTACAAAAAGAAGTTAATCAGATTTCTAGTGAACTTAACAACAACAGTGATAGCACATCTACCAACCAAAATACTTTATCTG